TGGTTACTTTGTGTTCAACGAGCCAAACAGCCAGTTGATGTGGGTGACTGAGTTGCTGGACGGGACATCTATAGACCCACTAGAGTTTGTCAGCACCGAAGGCTCACCTGACGGTCTATTGGCCGTAACGTCCAACTTCCGCGAGGTGTGGGCCTTTGGCACAAACTCAATTGAAGTTTGGTACGACTCTGGCGCTACAGACTTCCCCCTGCAACGCATCCAAGGCGCGTTTAACGAGTTAGGCTGCGCGGCTCCATTTTCTGTAGCCAAGATGGACAACGGCATTTTTTGGCTTGGCCGTGACCGCCGGGGTCAAGGTATTGTCTACCGCGCCAACGGCTATTCGGGCGTTCGCATTTCTACTCACGCTGTTGAGTGGCAGATTCAGCAATACGCTGACCTGACGGACGCTATTGCGTACACATACCAACAAGACGGCCACAGCTTTTATGTGCTGATTTTTCCTAGCGCTAACACCAGTTGGGTCTATGACGCGGCAACGCAAGCCTGGCATGAGCGCGCAGGCTTTGTCAATGGTGAATTTACCCGCCACCGCAGTAACTGCCAGATGGCGTTTAACAACAAGATCGTTGTTGGCGACTTTGAGAACGGCAACATCTATGCGTTTGACTTGGACGATTATTCGGACAATGGCAGCATTCAAAAGTGGCTGCGCTCATGGCGGGCGCTGCCAACCGGCCAAAACAATTTGAAGCGCACCGCGCACCACAGCTTGCAACTGGACTGTGAAACAGGCGTGGGGCTAAATCTGTACCCTGGGTATGACAGTGAAAATATTGACACTGAGTCAGGATTAGACCTTGTAGCTGAATACGTACAGACGTTTTTAGCAACGCAATCAGGCGTTACTTTAACTACCGAGGCTGGGGACGGTTTTCAGCCTTTAGGCCAATACGAACTGTCAGATACCGATATTAGCGGATACAACTTAGTGACCACGGCTTACCTTGCTTCACCAGGCTACGACCCTGAAGTTATGCTGCGTTGGTCAGATGACGGCGGTCATACTTGGAGCAACGAACACTGGTCGCCAGTTGGCAAAATTGGCGCGTATGGTCATCGAACCTTTTGGCGTCGGTTAGGCATGACTTTAAAGCTGCGTGACCGTGTGTACGAACTGTCAGGCACTGACTCTGTAAAAATTACAATCATGGGCGCTGAACTCATTTTGAGTCCAACAAATGCCTAGCCCTAACGCTACGCCAACGCCAATCACGCCACCGCGCGTGCCGCTGATTGACCCTCGCACGGGCTTGATTGATCGCGCTTGGTACTTGTTTTTCTTGTCGCTCAACAACATTGCGTCTGCTGTTGTTGATGACTCTGGGCTTACATTTAGCTCCGAGTCTTTGCTTGCGTCCTACGATGCGGCGCTTCGCTCGGTCAATCAAGAATTGCAGACCCTGCCGCCAGTAGTTACTTTGCCTGCGCCTGACGTATTGGGCGACTGCTGTTCTGCCTTGGTGTCTCAGACTGCTGAAATGCAAAAGCAGATTGAGGCTTTGCAAGTGCAGCCGATTGTTGACATTGCGGCTATCACTGCGGCCATTAGCGCTGCGTCATCAGCGCCTGTTACCAAAACTGCTGACTTTACGGTAGCTGACAATGAGACTTGGATCATTAACAACAAGTCAGGTTCGACCTGTACGGTGACTCTGCCCACGGCAAGCGCATGGTCGGGCAGATATATTACATTTAAAAACTTGCAGGCTCAGACCTTGGTGTCTGCATCAAGCAACGTGTTGCTTATTGACAGCGCGGCGGCTGGCACCGCAATCCTCTTGGCAGTTGTAGGAAATTGGGCGACAATGGTGTCTGACGGCACCAATTGGGTCATTATGCAACAGGCCGCTAACAATAATTTGCTTTTGGAGTAAACCATGACCGTCACACTTAAAGTCCTTGTAGCCGCAAAGTTTGCCGAAAACTCGCAAACAACCCAGTACACCGCAACTGGCGTCACGGCCATCATCGACAAGTTTACCGCGACTAACATCACTGCCACAGCGGCAACGATTAGCGTGAACTTGGTGACGTCTGCTGGTTCTGCCGGTAACACCAACTTGATTACCAAGACCAAAACGCTTCAGGCGTCTGAGGTCTACACCTTCCCTGAACTGGTGGGCCAAGTGCTTGGTGTTGGCGACTTTATCAGTACCATTGCTGGCACTGCCAGTGCAATTAATATCCGAGTTTCTGGGCGTGAGGTGACTTGATGCCCGTCATGTCCGAAGACTGGCAGATAGCCAATCAAGAAAACAGCAAACGCTGGTTTTTTGGGAATCAAGACGCCATTGACTTTGTAAATCGGTTTTTTGACGCCGTAGAGTTGTGGGACGACTTAATTGATAAGGATGTAGAAATTACCGACGACCATATCAATCGCGTGTTTACGTCTTTGATGTTTGCGCTTCCAGGCAACCCTTGGTTTGTGGCAAAGTATACTTACTACCAACCATTGATTATGGCGTCCATAAATGGTTTTCACGATGCCAATGAGATGTGCAACAGTGACGAAAAGCGCTTTCGTAGCCTTGCGTTTCACACCCGAAACTTTGGGATTGAGATAATTATTGCCACTGCATTTTTGTTAGGTGGGTACGACCACATGAGAAAAGTATCCCGCGAAATACGCGAATTTTACGCTTTTGAGGAGTTTAACGATGCCTAATCCAGTCACAGGAATAACCGCCGGAGCATCACTACTTGGCGGCGCAATGTCTGCCCGTGGCGCTAGTCAAGCCGCCGATACACAAGCCGCAGCCGCTGACCGCACTGCCGCGCTTCAAAAGGAAATGTTTGACTTGCAGATGAAAGGCCAAGAGCCATTTCGCCAAGCGGGTCTAACAGGCCAGAATCGGCTAATGGAATTGCTAGGTCTTGGTGGTGACACTGGCGCGGCGGGGTACGGCAAGTACGGTAGAGACTTTGCCATGTCAGACTACCAAGCAGACCCAGGCTATGCATTTCGGTTGAGTGAAGGCCAAAAAGCACTTGATCGTCAAGCCGCTGCAAGAGGCGGTCTGATCTCTGGCGGGGCTTTGAAGGCCGCAACGCGCTACGGTCAAGACATGGGCTCACAAGAGTACCAAAACGCCTTTAATCGCTATCAGACAAGCCGCGCAAACCAACTACAACCATTGGGCAACTTAATGTCTATGGGCCAATCTGCGGCGTCTAATCAGGGCACAGCAGCGGGGAATTACGGCACCAATGCTGGGCAAGCGTACATGGCTGGTGGGCAAGCAATGGGTGCAGGCCAATTAGGCTTTGGCAATACGATAAACAATATGCTAGGCACAATGGCAAGTTCGTACCAAAATCAACAGAACTTTACTGACTTTTTAAACCGACAACGAGGCTATGGCACATCAAGTGGTCAAGGCGCCGAGCCATCTATGCCTGGTTTACGAGCCACTGATTTTAATCGAGGATAAATCATGGCTGATCTAAACGCACTCATTGCCCAAGGCGCTCAATTCCAAGCGCCGCCTGACCCGTTTGTTCAATACGGGAGGATGCAACAACTGGAGCAAGGCCAGCAGGCAAACCAACTAAACCGCATGAAGATGGAAGAGGCGCAGGCAGCGGCGGTAGAGCGCAATGCGTTGCGTGGTCTTGACCCAACTTCGCCAGAATATGAAAATCAATTGTTTAAGGTAAATCCACAGATTGGTATTGCGTATCGTAAAGAACGTACTACTGCTGAGGCGCAACAAGCAACGCAAAAAGCACAACAAGCACAAGCCCTTAAAACTAACTTAGACAATTACCGTTCGTTTTTGGTTGGCGTCAACGATCAACCCGCGTATGACGCTTGGAGGGGCGCGGTTACAAAAAATATACCTGAGTTAGCCAATATGCTCCCCGCCGCGTTTTCAAGTGACGCAAAAAATTTACTGTTACAAACAGCCGATGACATAAGCAAACAATTAACAACACCGCCTGCGGTATCAAATTTGGCAAAACTTCAAAAGGAGCTTGCTGCGTTGCCACTTAACGATCCAAACCGTCAAACCTATATAGACGCAATTGCAAAAGAATCGCAGTTTGCGCCAACTCCGCTAAGTGATATGGCAAGATTGATTAAAGAACGTGACGCATTGCCACCTGGCGATCCAAACCGTGCTTTGTATAACCAACAGATTGCAGACTTAGGCTCATCCGCACGAAATGCCCGTGACCGTTTGGCTTTTGACCGAGAAAAATTAGCGTACGAAAGAGCTAACCCTGGCAAGACAATCAAAGAGATAACGCAACCAGACGGCTCCACACAAGTTTTTGCAATTGATAACCGTTCAGGTATGGCAACGCAAGTAATGATGGCCGGCGCACCAGGGGCAGCCCCAGCCGGTGCAGGCAGCGGCTCCGTAGGCGTAACTGGTGGCCAAGTTGGGCCTGGTACGCCGTTGGTGGGTTCTGCCAAGGCAGGGGCGCTTACTGAGGGCCAGAGTAATGCGGCATTGTTTGGAAGCGCAATGGCACAGGCTCAAGGTGTGCTCGACCAAGTTGAAAAACGAGGAACAAGAACTGGCCCCGTTACTACGTCACTTGTCCAAGGTATTGCTAAATATGTGCCGCTTGGGATTGGAGATAAATTAGTTCAAGACATTTACGCTGTGGCTGTTACAGACCCAACTAAATTGTTTGGCCCTGACGTTGACCAGCAAAAACTAGGTCAAGCACAATTGGCGTTTTCAATTGCTTATTTGCGTAAAACGTCTGGCGCTAATTTTGGCGCATCTGAAGTAATGAACACTATCAATGAATATTTCCCACAAATTGGTGAAGATGCAACTGTCACCAAACAAAAATCAGAGGCAAGAAAACGTGCAATTAGAGGCATGAAAATTAGCGCTGGAAAAGAAGGTAGTAAATTTATTGAGGAATATGAAGCACCAGGTACAGCCGGTGGTGAGTGGAAGGTGGTTAAATAATGGCAACTCAAATCTATAAGGTGCGCGACCCTAGCGGTGCTATCCGCGAGATTGAAGGGCCAGCGGGTGCAACAGATGATCAAGTTATTGCAAAAGCTAAAGAACTATTTAACAAAGTTATTCCCTTATCCGGCGCAAGCCTAATCCCAGACAGTATGCCATTTCCGCCGCAACGTGAAGTATCTTTGCGTGACAGGGTAATGGGCATTGTTGAAACGCCAGCAATTGTTGCTGGTGGGCTTGCCGCAGCAATTCCAACCTTTGTGGCTCGCGTAGGAGGCGAGTTATACGGTGGCCGAGGCACTCCGCAAGGCAAGGCGATGGGCGAAGCAGCCGCCAAAACGGTAGCAGCACAGTTCTACCAGCCCCGCACCACTACCGGCCCAGAATTGGTTAGCCAAGCCGCTGATTTTTTAGGTTCAATACCGCCTACACCTTTAAGTAGCGCAGGCACTGCACTTAGCACCTTGACCGGCCCTGCTGTAAACCAGTTACGGCCTATCGTTACTCAAGCAGTTGCGCCTGCAAAAAATTTATTGGTTTCTGCATTGCAACGTGAGCCTGCTGCCGTCATGCCTGGTATGGGCGCCGCTGAAACGTCGGCTGCTGCTTTGCGCCAAGAACGGGCGCTACGCCAAAACATTCCATTGACCAAAGGTGAGCAAGTGCCAGAGCTTGGATTGCAGCAATTTGAGTCTGACATTGTTAAACAAAATCCGCAACTTGGAAAACCTTTAATTGAATTTAAAGCAGGACAAAAAAAGGCAATTGTTGACCAGTTTGAAAGATTGGCTGGTGAAACTGGTGCTGAGTTTGCTGACCCAGCAAATGCTAGGCAAATAGGCACCATTGTTGACAAGGCTATGGTTAATGCATTTGACGCTAAAAAAACAAAAGTAGATCAAGCCTACCAACTTGCAAGGGATTCTGGCGAAACAAAACAAATAGTTGACACCACAAAACTAGATCAATATTTGGCATTTGTTCAACCAGAAGCAATTGCTGTTCCAGAAATTAACTCAATCAAAGCAAAATTAGAAGTTTTAAAAACTGCTAAAAATGGTCAAGTTACCATTGATGATCTTGAAAATTTATATAAAGTTGCTGGACAACTTGGCAAAAAAGGTGATCCATCTGGTGTTTTTATGAGTGACATCAAAAAAATTATTAATGAAGTCACAGAAGGAACTGGTGGTGATTTGTATCGTGCGGCTAGGGCGCAACGCAACCAACTTGGTAAAGAATTTGAAGACACCTATCGCGTTGCTAAATTACTTGGCACTAAAGGCGGTTACGCTGACCGTGCAGTGGCGCTTGATGATGTGTTCAAGCACGTTGTTTTGGACGGTAGTTTGGAAGAAATGCGAACCGTCACCAAGCTATTAAAAAAGGCTGGCCCAGAAGGTCAGCAAGCCTATAAAGAATTGCAAGGCCAAACAATTGAGCACCTTAAAGATCAATTGACCAAAAACGCTAGTGGCGAATTGTCATTTGCAAAGTTAAAGACTTCTATTGAACAATTGGATCGTGAAGGTAAGTTGCAATATATGTACGGCAAAGCTGGCCGCGATAAGTTGATGGATTTAAAAGCAACCGTGCAAGATGCTTTAGTCAAAGACCCAAGGGCAGTCAATTGGTCTAATACCGGCAATGTTGTTTTGCGTGGGCTTGATGCTTTGTCTGCAATTCGTTTTCCTGGCGCCCAAACAGCGGCAGAAATTGCCCAAAATATTGCGCTTAAAAAGAAAGTGGCCGAGTCAGTTAACTTTAACGCTTTGGCCCCCAGCAAGGCATCCGCAAACAGATTAGCACCATAATGGATCAGCAAACAATCAACCTCACACCATGCCAAGGAATTTAATGTTCGACTTTTCTCAATACACGCTTAACAAAATATTGTTGGCTATCGGTGCGCTTGCTGGCGTAAGCATCATGAACGTGATGTGGCAACCCAAGTTCATTCGGCACAAAGGCATTATCGCGGCGGCGATGATAAGCACGGCCATTGCAATCACACTTGCGCTGACGGCTGGCGGCGCGATACTGATCTGGCTTGGCGTTGACCAGACCAAAGCAGACATGGTGCTTTTCGTGGGGGTAAGCATAGGCGCACTAGCGCCCTTTACTCTAAACGCCTTGCGTAATTTCTTTGAAAAATACGAAGATAAAGACATATTGGAATTGAAGGATGCCGTTAAAGGTGACAAAAAATGAGCCGCATGATGGTCGAGTTTTGGTTGCTGCTGGTGATGGGTTTTAGCGCCCTAGCAATGGTAGCCTCGATCATTCTCATTCACCGCCGCCACTGGCAGGAACAAGACAAGGTTTTCCGCATTGGCTTTTTGCTGCTCTGCCTTGGGCTTGGCGTGCAGACGTTCCGGTCAATACACTATTTGCAATTTGGAACCTATCCAATTGATTTTTACTTTCCGACATGGATTGTTAAGGACGCAGGTTTTTGTCTGATTGTGTACTCTAAATTTATGGAATCTAGGCATGGCTGAAAACTGGTTTGTGGATAAAGTGTTGCCACCCGCGCTGTTGGTGTTGGCGACAAGTATTGGCGGGGCTTCGTGGACGATATGGAATAATTTGAACGAATTAAAAACTTTGGTAGTAAACCAAGATAAAGAGATACAAACAATAAAATCAATGCAATTGCAATTAGTGGCTAAATCTGAACTAGATAGCACAATTAAAAATCTCAAGCAACAAATAGAGATTGGAATTTTGAGAAGCAAGATGCCGCGCAAAACTAAGGTGTATGAAGAAGAATTTAAGCTGTTTAACTTAGATAAAAAAGAGGGAGAGAAAAATGATTGAATTACTTGGCGGCGGTATCTTTGGCTCCCTGCTTGGAGGCTTATTCCGGCTTGCACCGGAAGTAATGAAATTCTTTGATAAAAAGAATGAGCGGCAGCATGAGTTGAAAATGTTTGAGCAGCAGTGCCAATTGGAAACTTTGCGAAGCAATCAGAAGCTGGCTGAGATTGGGGCGCAGCGCGAAGCCACGGTGGACGCTGGGGTAATGGATGCCTTCAACAGCGCCATTAAGCAGCAGGCCGACATGGTTAAAGAAGCCGGTGGCTGGGCGGCAAGTCTGTCTGCATCTGTTCGTCCTGTAATGACGTATTACTTACTAGTAATGTACGGCGCAGCAAAGATGGCGGCAATGATACTTACGTATTATCACGGACAAGCGTTAACTGAAGTGCTTGCAAAATCTTGGGGTTCTGATGACATGGCCCTATTGACAGGAGTTATAAATTATTGGATGATCGACAGGTCTTTGGCTAAACGAGGTCTGTAATGGGTAAAGCGTTTAATTATGTTCGTGGGTCTATGGAGGAGCGCTTTTGGTCAAAAGTAGACAAACGCAATCCAAGTGATTGCTGGGAGTGGCAAGCATCGTTAGACACAATAGGATATGGCAACTTTGGAGTGCCAAGGGGTGATGGCACTGGGCGCTACATTATGCAAAGAGCGCACCGTATGGCTTGGGAATTAACACATGGGAAGTTAGCGGGTTCTGTACAACACTTGTGCCATACCTGCGATAACCGTAAATGCGTTAATCCTGCGCACTTATTTATTGGAAATCCAAAAATAAACATGGCTGACTGTGCTAAAAAAGGGCGCTTTAATGACCGCAGCGGGGAAAATAACCCAAGGGCAAAAGTTACAGAAGATATAGTTAAAGCTATTCGTGAAGAAACGCTTACGCTTTCTAAATTAATGGCTAAGTATGGATTGCCGCAGACTACTGTTTCGGATATACGTCGCAGAAGTACTTGGAACCATATATGAAACTAGACATAGCCGCCGCGCTGTGCAAACAGTTTGAGGGCTACAGGTCTAAGCCCTACCTCTGCCCTGCCGGTGTCCCTACGATTGGCTATGGCAGCACCTACTATGCCGACGGGCGCAAGGTGGCTTTGACTGACCCGTCAATGTCTGAGCCGGACGCTGCTGCGCTATTGCTCCAAGAATTGCACCACACCTACCTACCTGGCGTCCTGCGCCAGTGCCCCACCCTGCTGACGGACGAGCGCAAGTGCAACGCCATTGTTGATTTTGCTTACAACTTAGGCACAGGTCGTTTGCAGACAAGCACCCTCAAGCGCAAGATTAACGCGCAGGATTGGGATGGTGCCAAAGAACAATTGATGCTTTGGACTAAAGGCGGTGGTCGGGTGCTACCTGGGCTAGTCAAGCGCCGGGTTGCTGAAGTTGCCTTACTAGCTGCATAGCGTCCTTCAGATCGCCCCGCAGTTGTTCAATAGCTTCCTGCTGGGCTTGCATTCGTAAGTACGCTTCCAAAGCGAATTTCGCTAAGGTTTCGTGGTTCCACGCGGCGAAGTTGGGTAGGTCTGACATTTTTTGGTCTGGGTTTAGGACAATTTTCGGGCGGCACTACAGCGCACCATACGGCTTGTGGCGGCAACTGCTGCTGGGCCTCTAGCCATCTATCTATGTAAGTATCCGGCATATTTTGCAGCGCAGCATAAATTGTGTCGTGTCTTTTTTCTAGCCGTTCAGATATTTCTTTTGCTGTCAGGCCGTCTTGGTACTGGCGCAATAGCTGCCTAATTTTTGGGTGACTTGGTTTCATGTGCTCTCTTGTGGTGGTGTGCAAGTGTGTATCGTTGTCA